CGCTAGTAAAAGATTTACGCATCGGCGGCAATGAGTTTTCACTAGAAGCACAGGGCGAATACTACGCAGGTGCAGTAAAGGCAGGGTCAGAAGATGAAACTGTTGCAGGCATTCAGTATATCTATACACTCGCAAATAAATTGATTCAAGGCGAAGCTCCAACAGCACTGTTTGGTCCAAGCGGTGCCGCAGCAATACGTGTGGGCAATGCTGGTGCAAACTTAGATTATGATTACGACTTATTCAACGGTAGTGCAGAACCAGCAGTATGGACAGCAGGTACACTTTATCGTGTTGGCAATGTTGTTAAATTTACCTTTGCTGGAGTTGACAGATATTACCAATGTCAAATTGAAAATACATCAGGTGGCTCACTAGATGCAGCAGAAATTTCAGCATACTGGTTAGAAATTGATGGACCGGACATAGTTATTGACAACTTAGTTGATACAGTTGCATTTGCATTTGATAATGATTATAACCCACCATTAAGAAACACAGAAATGGATGTGTTCTTAATGAATGATGCTACAATTATACGTAACATCACAGGACAAGGACACGGCGGTTTCCAAATGGTACTTGACCCGGAAGGACAAGTACTTACAAAGTCGCCATATTGTCAAACAGGTACAGGCTTTGCAGCAAGTGCAAACAAGCAAGCATTCCGTGGCGGACTATTTGTTGATGCATTTGTTGGAAACTCGGCTGTACGTGTAACAGAAAGAGTTGACGGATCAGCATTCCGTTTGAAAATTAAGAGTTTGCCAAATCAAGGACTATTCATAAGACGTCCTCAGACACCTTGTGCATTTTATATTGATGGCAGACGCTTCCAGGTAAATGCTGTTACTAATTATGATCCAGATTTCGGTACAGCAGAAATCATTCTATCAAGAAATTCAAATGGGGGTCTAGGATTTAGTGGCGTTACTTCAGAACTTGCTAGCGGCGTTGATCTAAATTCAATTGGTGATTTTGATTTTGATGAAGCCAAATGCGAACGTGATTCAAACATTATTGTAGAAGGCGTATCATATGACGTTGCGTTAGGTACAAACTTTAATTCAGTATATAATGGATTATCATATCGTAGAGCATATGCAAATGTTGTAATTGATGATCAATTAATACAAACTACTAGTGCTATTGCAGTTGGAAAAACACAGACCCTAGCACTAACAGACGTAGCAGCAGATACAACTGCAACTACACGAGTTGGCGATGCATATGACGAAGTAATTGATATTATTACCAATGGGGTTGCAAATGCAGACGCAGTAACATTTAGTGACCCGGGTATAAATCCCAACAAACGTTATGCTAGAGAATTGTTACAATTAAATAGAACATTTATTGCAACAGAACTTACATCTTGGATCGATACTAATTATCCATCATTGGTGTATAATGAAGCAACATGTCAGCGTGATGCAAAATACCTAGTCGATGCGTTAAGTTACGATGTACAATATGGTACTAACTTAGGCTCTAAACTTGCAGCAGAAGCATATTTAGATGGAGTAGTAGCACAACTTCCAGTAGCCCAACAAGCTCCTACAATTGCAGCATACACACAACTAAAGACAATTGTTGCTAGTATTATACAAGAAACATATGCAGGACAAACATTAAACGGCGGCAATGTAGCTACCGCAGCAGAAGTATTAGAAACAGATGCCGGAATTGATGCAGTTATTACTGTTATTACTGATAGTACATTAAGCAACTTACCAATTGATATTAATCCTAGTGTTAGTTGGGCAACCGCAGCAATTCAAGATGCTTATACTAACATAGTTACAGCACAACCTTCAATTGTAAGAAAAATTGTACAAAGTGTTGAAGGTCCAATATCGATTACATTACAAACAGCTGGTAATAGATCGATTCTAGGTAACGACTTTACACAGATTAACGACCTAGGTTATGGACTTGTTGCAGTAAACGGTGCGCTATCCGAAATGGTATCTATGTTCACGTACTACTGCTGGACAAGTTACTATGCTAAGAACGGTTCAGAGATTAGATCACTAACAGGTTCAAGTTGTTATGGTGAATATGGATTGGTTGCTGAAGGTTCAGATCCAAACGAAATTCCGGATGCAGTTCAACTAGCACAAGATATGGTTGAACCTGCAAAGATTTTTGATGCAGACGTTATCTTAACTTTAACAGATGCATTTGTTATTCCTGCAGGCGAAACATTAACTCAAGTAAGCACAGGAGCAACTGGTACTGTAGCTATTGATACTGCTGATCTAGGCGATTCAACTGTTGTTACAGTTGGTAGTAGAGTAATTTATGTAACAGGTGTTACCGGAGCGTTTGATTCAACAAACGAATTAACAGGCAGTAGTCTTGGTGCAATGGGCGCAGGTAGTGTACCATTAACAGTTGATTCAGCTGGTTACACTAATAATAAAGAATCGTTATCTGTATATGCTTACGACTTTAAACAAGTTCCGAGCAACAGATCAGAATTTGATGTGTGGCAACCAAGTGTACCTGCATTTGCACGTTACGAAGTAGCATCAGCAGGACTAGCAGGACACACAGTAGGTGAATATGTAAATGTTGGTACAACTATTTCTTATGTAGCTACAACTGATCAGGTTGGTGCATCTAGTGCATTATTTAATATACAAAAAACTATTGTAAATGGATATACTGTATCAATTGGAAATAAAGGAACTGATTATAGAGTTGGGGATACATTTGTAGTTTCAGGTGCAGACTTAGGTGGAGTAACTCCAGATAATGATGCTACTATTACAGTTACACAAGTTGACGACGGCGCGGCGATATCAGCTGGAGAAATTACTGGTGTAAATATCCAAGGTAATATATGGATAGAAGCAAGTACACCTATGAATAATGGTATAGTTTATAAACTTAACTTCTCAACTAGTGATGCACAATTTAGTACTAACGGTTTGCTTGCTGATGTTCCATTCGGTACTCTGATCCAATATAGAAGAAACCAAACTCATATTATTAGTGATTTAGCAAGACCCGATGTACTAAGTATTCGTCCTTCAACTGCACTAGTGTTTAACGAAAATCCATCGTTTATATATCGTTCAATTAGTTTCTTAAACAGTGATAGTATCGGAAATGAATTAGCTGCTGATACACTACAAGCTGGATTAGATTCGTCTTATGATTATATTAAGATGATTGTTAAATCAGATAAAGCACAAGAAACTGCATTATCTGGAGCAGGGACTACAAAAGGCGGAACAGCTGGGGATGTTAGAATAGCATTGTTACCTTCACTTGATAGTAACGAAGTATTTAGACTTAACAACAATATAAGAACTCCGGAAGCAAATAGACCTATAGGATGGACAGCAGCAACATTAACTGAAGCACCTATATTTGTATGGCAAGGTAAAAAGCACTATGTGTTTAATGCTAGAGGAGTAGATGTTACTGATACTGAAGTTGCAATTGCAGAAGATAATGTATACCAATTAGTTGATATTCTTGACATTGAAACTATTAACCAAACAGATGCAACTGGACTACATAGCCCAGTTGTGTTGGGCAGTCAGGTGATTACAATTAGAGCTGGCCTAAAAGCTGGCGCGACGGGCGATGTTACAATTAATATTTCAACCTGCCGTGCTACATCACATGATTTCTTAGATGTAGGTACAGGTGGATTTAACGATTCAAACTATCCAAACGTTATTTTTGGTGAGCCTGCTGAAAAAAATCAATCTAATGAAGTACAAGAGCGCGGCAAAGGTAGAGTGTTCTATGTAAGTACAGACCAAAACGGTATCTTTAGAGTTGGTAGATTCTTTAGTGTGGACCAAGGTACTGGTACAGTTACATTTAGTGCAAGTATTGCACTTTCAGATGTTGACGGACTAGGATTCAAACGTGGTGTTGTTGTTACTGAATTCTCAACTGATACAGCAATGACTGATAATGCTGCTGACACAGTTCCAACAGAACTTGCTGTACGTGGTTATATTAACAGACGTTTAGGATATGATGTAAATGGTGCACCAGTTGCTAACAAATTAGGCCCAGGTGTACTTGCTCCAAACGGCGCAGTACCAATGACAGATGATCTAAATGCTGCTGGTAATACAATTACTAACTTAGCATCACCAACATCTAATTCAGATGCAGCAACTAAATCATATGTTGATAGTGCTAGAGGTGACGGTGATGAGTTAAGTGACTTGAGAAGTATCACATATGATCCAACTAGAGTTACTGAAGGACAATTCATTGTATCAACTGAATATAAGAAATTAATTGTTGCAGCAGGAAGTATTGTAAGCGGTCCTTTTGTAAGAGGTAATACGATTACAGGAACGATTACAGGTGCAACAGGTACCATTGTTGATGTTATTGAACGTACTGCGGTCGAAGGTGAAATTATTGAAATCATCTATACTCCGGTCACAGGCACATTTAGTGACGGCAAACCAGCAGGCATATCACCTGATCCAGATGTTATTGCTGTACTTGGTGGTGCAGAAGCATTATGTATTGACGGTCCGATCGACGAATGGGCAAATGCAGTATTTGATCCTGATAGTGATATTATTATTGATACTAATAGAGAATCAAGCGATGGATTTGTTAACGATCGTTACACTACAATTAACTTCCAACTTAACGCTGGTACAATTGTAAACAGTAACATCAGCGCAACTGCTAATATTTCTCAAAGCAAGTTAAATCTAAATGCGGCAACTACTAGAGCAGATGCTGTTGCAATTAGTCAAAGTGATTTAGGTGTAGCAGCATTTGACGAAGAAATATTTACAGCAGATACAGGCTGGATTACTATTAACGATGGTCAGTTACCTCTAGACAAAGTACAACGTATTCAAGATGGAACAGTTCTAGGTAACTGGAGTGGAGATAGTTTAGGCAGCACTATTGAAGAAATTCCGTTTAGTACAGTAATTACACAAGGTGGAGGTCTTGCAGATGCAGACTTCCTTCCTGCTAGTGAATTAACATCATTGGTTGATCCTGGGCAAGTCCTAGTTAAAACTGGTGTGGGAACATATGGTATTTCAAACATAACTGTTACTGGTGAAGTTAACAGTATGGTCAAAACTGATGCAAACGGTAGTGTGCAAGTTAACTCACTTATACTTGGCGGTGATCCAAGTTATGAAGTATTAAGTTTGGATACAACAACACTTGTTGTAAAAACTCCAGCGCAAGGTGAAATACTAAGAGCAGTTGGTTCAGCAGGAGCAGTTGCAACAGCACCGGATATTGAAATTCCAGGAGCGGTTAATATTGGTTCAACTGGTGTTGCAGAAAGTACACTTCAAAATACGTCAAACTTTAATGGTGAAGCAGCATTAGCAGTTGATTGGATTTACAGTAGCTTTATTGAAGCACCTGGTGAAAAAGGTTCAGCATCAACTGGTATTGCAATTGGTGCTAACACTGGTAAAACTGTTGGTGGCGAAGTAGGTATTGTTGTTGCTGATACTGCAACAAGTTCTAGCTTTGTACCGTTTGTGTTTAATTCCGCAGGTGTATTGCCTGATGTTGATAATACTTACAACATTGGTAGTGCAAGTGCAAAATATGCAGAGATACATGCAACTACATTCTATGGTACTGCTACTGAAGCATACTATGCTGACTTGGCAGAGAATTACTTAGGCGATGCAGCATACGAACCTGGCACTGTACTTGTATTTGGCGGTGATGCAGAAGTTACTGTAACAAATACCAAAGGCGATCACAGAGTTGCAGGCGTTGTAACAACTAATCCAGCACACTTAATGAACAGTGGCCTCGAAGGTGATAATGTTACAGGCATTGCACTCCAAGGTCGTGTACCATGTAAAGTTATTGGTACTGTTGCTAAAGGTGATATGTTAGTAGCAAGTGCTATTCCAGGATACGCCATTGTAAACAATACACCGAGTGTTGGTACAGTTATTGGTAAAGCAGTTGGAACCAAAGATGACAGCGAAAGAGGTGTTGTTGAAATAGTAGTAGGAAAACACTAATGGATAAACCTAAAGTAGATAAGCTGGTCCGGTCTAATAAGGCTGTGGCCAGCAATGACACAAAAAATCCGCAAGAACGCCAAGTAGTCTTGCAGAATAACATTCTTAGAATAAGAGTACAAGGGGCACCTAATAATGGCAAAGCAAACAATTAATTTAGGCACTAGTGCCAATAAGGGTGATGGTGATCCGTTACGTACAGCGTTTGATAAGATTAATGATAATTTTAACGAGTTATATGCTGGTAATAATGTTGACCCGGCTAATACCGCAGCAAATCTAATTCCTGATGTTGACGGAACACGAGACTTAGGTAGTTCAACTAAACGCTGGGGAGATTTATACGTAAGAGATTTTATCTATCTAAATGGAACTAGAATTGAAATAGACGGATTTGGAAATTTATTAATAGCAGGCAAAGAACCACGCAATGTAACAGATATTCAAGGTAGTGTATTTGCAGATGATAGTTCATTATTAGTTGACGCAGTTAACGGAAAAATTACAGCTCCTGTAACAGGTGATTTAACAGGTAGTGTATTTGCAGATGATAGTTTATTATTAGTTGACGCAGTTAACGGAACTATTCCAGGTTACATTAGTATAGCAACATTAAAAACAGAAGTAGCAGCAAGTGCTGACTTTACTGCTTTTAAAGCAAGAATAGCAGCACTTTAATACTTTGATGAGATACGATAAATATATAAAACAGGATGTAGAGCATGGCTAATAGATTTCCACTAGTGATTGACACAACAGACGGTAACAAACTTAAAGAGTTACCGGCAGGAGACAATCTTGACCTTAGAGAAAGCAGTATAATAAGGGTACAGAATGTTACTGCACTAGGAACTATAGATGCTGCTGATATAACTGTAAACGGTAATAGACTAGTTGCACAAAACTTTATTGATCTTACAGATACTCCAACTAATTACATAAACGCAGCTAATAAGTTTTTAAAAGTAAATGATGCAGGCACAGCAGTAGAGTTTCGTGCGTTCAGTGATATTGGCGACATTGTTGTTGATAATGTCGAAGTGTCAGAAGGCATTACTGTTGCACCTTCAGGCTCAGGCACAGCAAATATCGGTACTGACGATAACTATTTTAATAGAGTTACAGCAAATGAATTTAAAGGCGACTTAATTGACGGAAATAATACTAGAGTATTTGATGCTAGTACAGGATTTATAAGTTATGCTGCATTGCAAGGTGCACCGACACAAATATCAGAATTTAATAACGACATAGGATATCTATTAGCAGCAGATCTAGACGCCAGCCTAGCAGGATTGTTTGACGAAGGTTCAACCTTTGATACAGACATAAAGGGCAGTGTGTTTGGTGACGACTCAACAATGATAGTTGATGGTATTGCATCGGAAATTGTAGGAGTTGTAAACAATACAACAATAACTACAGTAAATTTAACAGCAATTACATCAATTGCAACTACTGCACAAGCAAATACATTTAGAGGTCCGGCAGATAGTAACGTTGCTATTGATGCACAAAATGATTATGATATACACATAGGTGAAAATAACACTGGTGCAACAGTAATATTTAACGGTGAAGCCGATAATTTTGATTTTGGTCGAGGCACTGGATTTGCAGAATATAATGCTAGTACAGACTTAATATTACGTGCAGGAAACAGAATACTATTTGCAAATACTCCAGTACGATTTTCACAATTAACAGATGCAGAAGCAGCATTTATTGTTGCACAAAATGGTGATGTAATTTACAACACTGTACAGAACAGATTACAAATTAGACAAAATGGTGCATGGGTTGATTTACACAAAGGTACTTTTGATGGTAATGTTACTACAGCAGCTGGAACATCAAATTTTAATGATGTTGTAATTGCTGGCGACTTAACAGTACAAGGTACAACTACAAGTATAGAAACAACTAACACTGATATCACTGATAACGTAATTACACTTAACAAAGGTGAATTAGGTGCTGGGGTTACGCTAACTACTTCAGGTATTGAAGTAGACCGTGGTACATCGCCAAATAGATCTTTAGTATGGACAGAAAACTTTGGCGGCAAGTGGATAGTTACTGATGATGCTACTTTCTTTGCTGATAGAATTGAAGCTAATTACCTATTTGGAAGTTTAACAGTTGAAACTGATAACCTTGTAATGGGCGACGGTGATATTACAGCAACCGGTACACTTACAGTAGGCGGCGCCGAATTAGTACAAATTGTTAGTGTCTCAACTGATATTGAATTGCTACCAGTAGGTAAAGTAAAGGTTGATGGCAACTTAGAAGTTACAGGAAATACTACATTTACAGGCGGTGTTGAAGCAGCAGCATTCAAAGGTACTTTTGTTGGAGATGATTCAGCAGTACTTATAGATGGAAACAATAATAA